CCGGAAGTCGCTGAAGAAGCAAAAGAGCCTTCACGGGTTTTTACCCAAGAAGAACTTGATGCAGCAATCGGCAAAAGGCTTGCAAGAGAACAACGTAAGTGGGAAAGAGAGCAGGCTCAACGTCAAGCGGAAGCCCAAACGCTGAGAGCGCCAGCAACAATCCCGCCAGTCGATCAGTTCGACAGCCCTGAAGACTATGCAGACGCATTGGCCTACCAGAAAGCTGAACAACTGCTTGCCCAGCGAGAACAAGCAAGGCAGCAATCTGCAATTCTTGAGTCCTATCACGAAAAGGAAGAAGAAGCTCGGAACAAGTACGACGACTTTGAACAAGTCGCCTACAACCCGAAACTTCCAATCACAGACGTGATGGCTGAGTCGATCCGAGCCTCGGACATAGGCCCTGAAGTAGCTTACTACCTCGGTGCCAACCCCAAGGAAGCAGATCGAATCTCTCGTCTTGCGCCTATCATGCAGGCCAAAGAAATAGGGAAGATTGAAGCCAAAATGGCTACCGATCCTCCCGTAAAAAGAACCACGTCTGCGCCAGCACCGATTTCGCCTGTCACTGCTCGCTCCTCTGGGGGCCCAGCCTATGACACTACTGATCCACGGTCTATTAAGACCATGACGGATTCGCAGTGGATTGAAGCTGAAAGAGCAAGACAGATAAAGAAGTTGCAAGCGCAAGCCAACCGCTAAACAATTTTTGAAGGATTTTTTCCATGTCTAATAGTATCTTAACGATCGACATGATCACCCGCAAAGCTCTCGAGATTCTCGAGAACAACCTGGTGCTCACCCGTAACGTGAACCGTCAGTACGACGACAGCTTCGCTGTTGAAGGTGCCAAGATTGGTTCTACACTGCGTATCCGTTTACCCGACCGCGCTCTGGTGACTGACGGTGCCGCCTTGCAAGTTCAAGACGACAACGAACAGTTCACCACTTTGACTGTTGCTTCACAAAAGCACATCGGCGTGAACTTTACATCTGCTGAATTGACCATGCAATTGGACGACTTCGCAGAGCGTGTGTTGAAGCCTCGTATCAGCCAATTGGCTTCCAGCATCGATGCTGACGTTGCCAACGCTTATAAAACCATCGGTAACTCTGTTGGTACACCTGGCACCACTCCTTCTACTTCTTTGGTCTTGTTGCAAGCCCAGCAGAAGTTGAATGAAAACGCTGCCGTGATGTCTCCACGTTACGCTACCGTCAACCCCGCCGCTAACGCTGGTTTGGTTGAAGGCATGAAAGGCTTGTTTAACCCCACCGACACCATCAGCAAGCAGTTCAAGAACGGCATGATGGGCACTGGCGTGTTGGGTTTTGATGAAGTCAACATGTCTCAGTCAATCAAGCAACACACCACCGGCACACGTGCTGCCACTGGCAACACCACCGGCGCTGCTGTCACAACTGAAGGTGCATCTACTCTGACATTGACTGTCGGTTCTGGTGAAACCATCGCTGTTGGTGACGTGTTTACGATTGCGGATTGCTACGCTGTGAACCCACAAACCCGTGAATCCACTGGTTCGTTGTTCCAGTTCGTGGCTTTGGCATCTTCAACGGTGACTACAACCGCTACCGTGACCGTGGCTCCTATGTACTCTGCTAACCATGCTTTGGCCACCATGCTGACTTTGCCTGCTAACAGCAAAGCAGTTGTGTTCACAGGCACTGCCAGCACTCAGTACCCACAAAACTTGATCTACCACAAAGACGCGATCACTTTTGCGACCGCCGACTTGTTGTTGCCTCAAGGCGTCGATATGGCTGCTCGCGCAGTTCATAACGGTATCAGCTTGCGCGTTGTTCGTCAGTACGACATCAACAACGACCGTATGCCTTGCCGTATTGACGTTCTGTATGGCTTCAGCACAATCCGTCCACAAATGGCCTGCCGCATGTGGGGCTAATCAGTAACTTTTTTTGAAGGAAAAATATCATGGCATTACCTAATGGCGCAGGCGGTTACCAAGTTGGTGACGGCAATCTGACAGAAGCAGTGATGGGCGTTCAGACCATCCCCGCTACATTGACTGGTGACACCACATTAACTGCGGCTCAAGTTGCAGTTGGTTTGGTTGTTTGTAAAAAAGCTTCGGACGCTACATTGACAGTAACTCTGCCTACAGCAGCATTGCTTGATGCAGCTATCCCCAGCGCAAAAGTTGGCTCATCTTTTGAGTTGACAATTTGCAACGACAACAACTCAGGCGCGTCGTCTACCGTTCCTATCACTACAGGCACTGGTATTACGATTGTTGGCTCAGTCACTGTCCCACGTTTCGGTGCAAACACTTACCGTTTCGTAAAGACTGGCGACGCAGCTTACTCTGCATTTTTGATGTAAATTTGATTGGGGGCTTCGGCCCCCTTTCTTAAAGGAAAAATCATGCCTACGAACACAAAACCAATCGGCGTTGCTTATGAAGACCAGCAACTTGACGGCGCGGTTATGGGTAAAGCAGGTGGAACTGCGGGTTTTTACGGGGTCACGCCTGTAACTCAAGCAGCCGCCATTACTGCGGTTACCAATACTGCTACAGGAACTGAGTTGGCTACTGCCATTAACGCTCTTCGCGTTGCGCTGAAAAACATCGGCATCACTGCCTAAACCAACCCAAGGGGCCTAAACAGCCCCTTTTTAAATCATGTCTGTTATCTACATGTCTCACCCAATTCACGGCGCTAAAGTTGCAACCATGGAACTTGAAGCACTGGCAGATGAACAAAATGGCTGGGTACGATATACTTTAGACACGCCTGTTGAGGCGGCTCCTGTCGTCAACGAACTGGAAGTCAAACGTCGTCGTAGCCGATCACCAGAGGTGGTCGAACAAGGAGTTTAAACATGGCCACATACACTGCTGGCGATCAAATCAATAGAGCATTACGATTGCTTGGTGTGTTGGCTGAAGGTGAAACACCTTCTGCGTCCGTGTCCCAAGACGCTTTGATGGCGTTGAATCAGATGATTGATTCATGGAACACCGAGCGCCTTTCCGTATTCTGTACCCAAGACCAAGTGTTTACTTGGCCTGCCGGTGAGTACATCCGCACTCTTGGCCCAACGGGCAATTTTGTAGGCTTGCGGCCCGTTTTATTGGATGACGCCACATATTTTCGCGATCCAGGCACCAACGTGTCGTTTGGCATTAAATTCATCAACCAACAACAGTACGACGGCATTGCGGTCAAAACTGTGACTAGCACATACCCCCAAGTGATTTTTGTGAATATGGGGTTTCCTGATGTCACAATGACCATCTACCCACGCCCTACGCGCGACTTGGAATGGCACTTTATCAGTGTGCAAAAACTGGCTGAACCAGCCACTTTGGTGACCAACATTTTGTTTCCACCAGGTTATTTGCGAGCGTTTACTTACAATTTGGCCATGGAAATTGCACCTGAGTTTGGCGTGGAGCCAAGTCCACAAGTGCAACGTATTGCCATGACTTCCAAGCGTAACTTGAAACGCATCAACAATCCTGACGATGTGATGTCCATGCCTTACGCCATTGTGGCCACACGCCAACGGTTCAACATTTACGCCGGTAATTACTGATGCAAACCCCGATTCTTGGCTCCAGTTATGTTGCTCGCAGCATCAACGCTGCCGACAATCGCATGGTCAATTTGTACCCAGAAGCCACGCCAGACGGCGGCAAAACTGCGGCTTTTTTGACGCGTTGCCCTGGCTTAGAATTCTTGCAGACAATCGGCACCGGCCCCATCCGTGCTCTGTGGGCACACCAGACCAATGGGTCGAATATCTTTGTGGTGTCGGGCAACGAAGTCTACAAACTTGACGGCATGACCTCTGCGCCTACTTTTTTGGGCAATGTCACCGGCACGGGCCCCGTGTCTATTGCTGACAATGGAACCCAGCTTTTCTTTGCCTGCAACCCTGACAGCTACATTTACAACGAAGTCACCAACGTGTTTCAGCAAATCACCGACCCAGATTTCCCTGGCGCGGTGACTGTGGGCTACTTGGACGGCTACTTTGTGTTCAACGAACCCAACAGCCAAAAGGTGTGGGTGACATCTTTGTTGGATGGCTTGTCTGTCGATCCGCTGGATTTTGCCAGCACGGAGGGCTCGCCCGACGGTTTGGTGGCTATCAACATAGACCACCGTGAAGCATGGATGTTTGGCACCGACTCAATTGAAGTCTGGTACGACGCTGGCTTGGCCGATTTCCCGCTGACCCGCATCCAAGGTGCTTTCAACGAAATTGGTTGCGTGGCCGCGTTTTCAGTGGCCAAGCTGGACAACGGCTTGTTTTGGCTAGGCACCGATGCCCGTGGCCAGGGCATCGTCTACCGAGCCAACGGCTACACCGGCCAGCGGGTATCCACTCACGCCGTTGAGTATGCAATCGCTCAATACGGCAACATTTCAGACGCGATTGCGTACACCTACCAGCAAGAAGGCCACGCCTTTTATGTGCTGACATTTCCCACCGGCAATGCCACATGGGTCTACGACGTGGCCACCCAAGCGTGGCATGAGCGGGCGGGCTGGGACAACGGGACTTTTATTCGCCATCGGTCTAACTGCCAATGTAATTTTGTTGGCAACACCATTGTTGGTGACTTTGAAAATGGCAACATCTACAAGATGACCTTGGATGTCTACGCTGACAATGGTGGCGTTCAAAAATGGTTACGGTCGTGGAGAGCTTTGCCCAGCGGCACAAACAACCTCAAACGCACCACCCACCACAGTTTGCAACTGGATTGTGAATCTGGTACAGGCTTGGCCAACGGCCAAGGCGACGATCCACAGGTCATGTTGCGTTGGTCGGATGATGGTGGCCACACTTGGAGCAATGAGCATTGGTCACCCATGGGCAAGATCGGCGCGTACTACCAGCGTGTGTTCTGGCGTCGATTGGGCATGACGCTCAAGCTACGGGACAGGGTCTATGAAGTGTCTGGCACTGATCCAGTGAAAGTTGCCATCATGGGCGCTGAATTGATTCTGAGCCCGACCAATGCCTGAGCAACTCAATATAACGAACCTACCCTCGTCGCGGGTCGAGTTCATCGACCCACGCACGGGCTTGATGTCACGGGAATGGTATCGGTTCTTTTTGAACATATTTACTTTGGTTGGCGGCGGCAACAACCAAACATCTTTGGACGACCTGCAACTTGCGCCGCCATTCGTACCTGCAACGGCAGGCGGCGGCTCAGGTACGGTCACATCAGTCGATGTATCGGGCGGCACTACCGGCTTGACCACTTCTGGTGGCCCGATTACCACCAGCGGCACAATTACGCTTGCGGGTATTTTGAATATTGCCAATGGTGGCACAGGAGCCACCACAGCCAGCGGAGCGCGGGCTAATCTGAGCGCGGCGGTCTTAGGCACCAACAACGACATCACGTCGATGACGGGTGTGACTGGTGGCATCTCGTCGCCTGACTTTATCCAGTTTGACACCACGGCTACCGTCACAGACGCCACCGGCAAGCTGTATTACGACAACGCGGATCAGTTTCAAACACTGACGTTCCAAATGAATGGTGGAACAATCCAGCGCATAGGCGAGGAGTTGTATTACCGTGTCAAGCTGTCTGCTTCAGCCACCAAAGGCCAAGTGCTGATGTTTACGGGCACGTTGGGCGCTAGTGGCGGCCTGCAAGCCGCGCCAGCTACCGGACTGCAGCCTGAACAGGCCAGCTACATTTTGGGTGTCGCTCATGAGAGCGGTGCAACAAATGACTGGGTGTCGGTCACTTCGTTTGGCGAAGTTAAGGAGATTGATACTACCGGCGGCGCTGAGACATGGGTGCAGGGCGATGTGTTGTACTACGACCCGTTGGTCACCGGCGGTTTGACTAAGTTTAAACCCACAACGCCCGCAGCTATTTGCCTAGTGGCTGCTGTAGTCAATGTAGGCGTGTCAAACGGCATTTTGTTCGTGCGTCCAACCTACGGGTCGGTGTTGGGCGGCACGGACGGCAACGTCAACTTTACAACGTTAGCATCTGGCAACACGCTGATTTATGACGCCGTAGCGGGCGTGTGGGAGAACGCTAACCTGACGGACGGCACCGGAATCAGCATCACAGAAGGCCCAGGGTCGATTACGATCGCCAACACGGGGGTGACTAGCGCAATTGCCGGCACGGGTATCTCGGTGTCGTCTGCCACGGGCGACGTGACGTTTACCAATACAGCGCCAGATCAGACGGTGTCGCTGACCGGCGGCACGGGTATCAGCACATCAGGCACGTATCCCAACTTTACGATCACCAATACGCTGCCTGACCAAGTAGTGTCACTGACGGGCGGCACGGGCATTAGCACGTCAGGCACTTACCCCAGCTTTACGATCACCAATACGCTGCCTGACCAAGTAGTGTCACTGACGGGCGCAGGCACGACCAGCATCAGTGGTACATACCCAAACTTTACTATTACGTCGAACGACCAGTACGTGGGCACGGTCACCAGTGTGTCTGGCACCGGCACGGTTAATGGCATTAGCCTGTCTGGCACAGTCACATCCAGTGGCAGCCTGACACTGGGCGGCACGTTGACCGGCGTAGATTTGACCTCCCAAGTGACCGGCACGCTGCCAATTGCCAACGGCGGTACTGGCCAGACGACTGCCAGCGCAGCATTTAACGCCTTGTCGCCAATCACCAGCACGGGCGACCTGATAATTGGCAACGGCGCTAACAGCGCCACCAGGCTGGCCATTGGGGCCAACAACTACGTCTTGACGTCCAATGGCACCACGGCGGTTTGGGCGGTGGCTACGGGTAGCGGGGCAACAATCACCAACGACACGACCACGGCCACTAACGTATATCCTACGTTTGCCGCCGCCACATCAGGTTCGTTGGCCACGGTTTACACCAGTGATGCCAAGTTGCTGTACAAGCCGTCTACGGGCGAATTCTTGTCCCAGCAATTCAATGCGGGCAACGGAATTTACGTCAACAGCAAAACCGTTTCAACGAGTTACACTATAGCCACTGGAAATTCAGGCATGTCGGCTGGGCCGATCACCATTGCTAGCGGTAGGACACGGTTTCGTCAGGCTCCCGCTGGGTTGTTTTGTAAAAGGTGCTTCAATGACTGTAACCGCCAAAAATTTAGTTCCAGCCAAGACCGTTGAGGCAACGCAGACAACGCAATATATTGCCAATGGCGTAACCACGATCATCGACAAGTTCACCGCCACCAACTACAGTGGCTCATCGGCCACCATCAGCGTGAACTTGATCACGGCCACAGGCACCGCCAGCAACGACAACTTGATCGTCAAGCAGCGCACCTTGGCCGCATCTGAGACTTACATCTTTCCTGAACTCGTTGGCCAGATATTGCCTTCTGGGGGATTTATCTCCACAATCGCAGGTACAGCCAGCGCCATCAACATGCGCGTCAGCGGAAGGGAAGTCTCGTGAACGATTTAGTTGATAAGGTTAAATTTCGCCAAAACGTCTTGACGGTTCAAGCCGGATTAGACGCCATGATTGCCAATGGCGAAGTGGAATCTATTGCTGAAGAATGCACGTTGAAACATTATTTTTCACCTAAAGATGAAAAGTATGGATGTTGTACTTACGCCAGAGAAATAAAGCTCCCTAAAGGGTCAATAGTAATTGGAAAAATACACCGGCACCAGCACCTCAATTTCATCACGCAAGGTGAAGTTATCGTATACACCGAATTTGGCGAAAAACATTTAAAAGCGCCTTGCACGTTTATATCAGAGGTTGGCTTGAAACGTGTGGTTCGCGCGTTAGAAGACACAATATGGACGACCGTTCATTTGACTGAGTTTGAGTCTGAAACTGAGCTAGATAAAATTGAACATGAAGTTATCGCCCCATCGTATGACGATTTGGGGTTGATTGCATCTGTTGACGCATTGCCGCAAATACCGGCGCAAGGAGTTTGATATGTCATGGGTAGCAACAGCAGTTGTAGGTAGCACCATATACAGCGGGTATGTAGCAGGCAAAGCTGCGGACAAGCAAGCTGGCGCAATGGATCGCGCTTCGGAATTGCAATACCGGCAATACCAAGAAGACGTTGCAAGACAAAAACCGTTTTACGACGTAGGTGTTAACGCATTGCCAGAATTGGTTGAAGCGTCAAAATACCAGCCGTTTACTATGGATAAGTTTCAAGCCGATCCAGGTTACGCGTTTCGCTTAAGCGAAGGCCAGAAAGCCTTGGAACGCTCTGCTGCGGCCCGTGGTGGCTTGTTGTCTGGCGGTACGGGTAAAGCGTTACAACGGTTTGGCCAAGAAATGGGTAGCCAAGAATACATGAACGCGTTTAATCGCTATCAGGCCGAGCGCACCGCTCGCTTACAACCTTTACAGTCATTGACAGGCATGGGTCAAACCACTGCTCAACAAATAGGCCAACAAGGTCAGCAGATGGCGTCAAATGTTGGCAGCAATATAGGCAGCGCGGCTGCGGCCAGAGCATCGGGGTATGTTGGCACTGCAAACGCTTTGACAGGTGGTTTGAATACATACTTGAACTATCAGCAAGGTCAAAATATAGTAAATGCGTTGCAACAAAATAGATCGCCGGTAGTTAACAATCCTATCGGTTAAGGAATAAAACATGCCTATTGACCCTAGAATTTCCCTTGGCGTTCAGCAACTTCAATTGCCTGACCCACTGGCGCAATACGGCCAAGTGCAAAACATTTTGGCTGCTCAAGATCAAAGAAGAGCTGCGGGCACTCAAAATGAATTGGCGCAAGCGCAGTTGGGTCAAGCTCGGATGTCAATCCGAGAAGCGCAAGAAGCGCAAGACTACGTAACCCAAGTTATGAACGCAGCCAAGCAAAACGGCGCAGCTACTGACGACCCTATGGATGCGGCCATGCAAATGTTGCGGCACCCAAACCCAAAAGTCCGAGAAGCGGGCAAAAATTTGTTCGATGCAAACCAAACAATCTTGGCGTATCAGCAAGACAAGTCGTTCACAAACCGCACCGCACCGCAACCAATTCAGGCTACTCAATTACCTCCAGCTGTTGGAGCTCAAACCACTTTTGGATTAGACGATGACAGCTACAAAGCATGGTCACAAGACAAAACAACTGACTTAGATTTTAGGTCTTGGGTTGCTCAACAAAACGCAAAACAAACCAACGCGCTTGCACCAGCGCCTGTCGCACCAGCGCCTGTCGCACCAGCGCCAACTAACGCGCTTGCCGCGCCGTCAAGAGCAAATCAAATATTGGAAGAAATTAACGACTTGCGAACACGGTTTCCATATAGCGCCAAAGCTAAAGAGCAAATTGCGTTTCTCACCAAGCAATATGAAGAAGCTATTAAGCCACAAATTGTGGCACCAGGTTCGTCTATTGTTGTTGAAGGTAAACCAATATTTACAGCCAAAGAAAAGCCGCTTACCCCAACTGACCTTGTGCGAAATTACGAGTTTGCAAAAACACCTGCGGGCGGTAACTTCAAAGGCACGTTTGCCGAATTTAAAGCTATTTCAACACCTAAAACATCGGTGACTTATGGGCCGCAAGAAAAAGCTGAAAAAGTCGAGTACGGCAAATTTTTGGTTGACGAATTTAAAGTTGTAAATGACAGCGCACGAATCGCCGCAAAGTCGTTGCCCGCTATCGAAAGCAATCTTGTTACCCTAGACAAAGGTTTTGACACCGGATTTGGAACAGAGGCCGTAGCCGCAGGCGCTAGGGTATTGGGCGCTCTTGGCGTTGAAAAAGCAGAAAACTTTGCAACAAACGCGCAGACATTCTTGGCCAGCGCCAGCGCGGCAGTGTTGCAACGCCAACTGGAACAAAAAGGCCCGCAAACCGAATCTGACGCCCAACGCATTACAGCCACCGGCGCTCAGTTGGGTAATACCAAAGAAGCCAATCGTTTTGTGCTTAACGTGGCTAAAGCCCAATTTCAACGCGACATTGAACAACGCGCCTTTTACGCTAAATGGCGAGAAAAGAATAAAACACTTGAAGGCGCTGAAGACGCATGGTTTGCTGGCCCAGGCAGTAAATCTTTGTTTGAGAGCCCCGCGCTTAAAAAATACGTTACCAGTGCGGCAGATCAAATACCTGGTCAAGACCGCGCTGCCGCCGCGCCCAGTAATTCAGTCACGTTGCCTGATGGTCGTGTTAAGACCTTTCCAAACGCTGAAGCAGCCAATCAATTCAAGAAAGCTGCGGGGCTTTAATGGACTACGACGCACTTGCCAAACAATACGGCGGCGCAGATGCTGCGCCTGTTGTTGATTACGATGCGTTGGCCAAGCAATACGGCGGCGCGGATACGGTTGCGTCAACAGGAATGCCAGGCCCACGTCAACCACCAAGCGCGTTGACACAGTTTGGTCGTTCTGCCGCGTCTTTGGCCGACGTGACCGTAGGTAATGTTATCCCAGGCGTAGTGCAGTATCTTGCGTACCCATTTGCGCGGGTAGGCCGCTCACCTGAAGAAGCTCAAGCCATTACACAAAATATTGTGGGCGCTGTTGATAAACCGTTTGGCAAAGCATTTGGCGTTGCTGAAACGCCTGAGTACCGACAAGAAGCTGGTCGTCAAATCATAGAGTTTATTGGCCAGAACTTTCAAAAAGGTGCCAAATGGATTTCTGAAAAAACAGGTTTACCACAGGCAGACGTTGAAAGTTATCTTGCAACAGCCACATTGGCCGCGCCAAAAGTTGTGCCGCCAGTAGTTACAGCAGTTAAACAAGCTGCGACACCAATCGTTGAGCAAACAAAAATCGGCGTTCAAATGCCGTTTGAAAAACAAATTCAAGCCAAGCGCGAACGCATGTCAGCCGAGTCTTACACCAAGGCACCTCAGTTGGACGCGGCGGCTGAAGCTCAACGGTTGAAAATTGCACTTAACCCAGCAGACATTGACCCTTCTGTTTCGACGCGGTTCTTATCCGCCGCCGCTGGCCCTCGCGGCCCTGAAGCCTTGGCGTTGGCCAACAAACCTCGCGTCACCGAAATCGCAAAAAATGAGTTGGGGCTTGACCTTACCACATCGTTGACCAGCGAAGCGTACAGTACCGCGCGCGCCAATTTGGCCAAGCCATACGATGAAGTACGCAAGTTGCCAACCATGGTGGCCAATGAAACAACTGTCAAAGGTTTAAACGACTTACGCAAGAACGACAAATTGATTGGTGGCGAAGGTGTTGCCAAAAAAGTAAACAAACTGGTTGATGACGCGGTAACCAAAACACAAGCAGGGTTGACCGGCGCTGAACTTCTTGACAACGTGCGGAACCTTCGGGCAGACGCCAAGAAAATCTACAACAATCAAAACGCCACACCTAAGCAGATTGCTGTTGCTGACGCCAACTTGGCCATCGCCAATCAGTTGGAATCAATGATTGAGTCCAACATTACCAACCCTAAGCTGTTGGATCAGTTCCGTGACGCGCGCCAAAAAATGGCGCGTACATACGTGTACGAAGGCGCGACTGACTTTAACACCGGCATGGTGGATGTGTCTAAGCTGGCCCGCATCACTGCCAAAGACAACGCGTTGACCGGCGACATCGCGGCGCTTGGCAAGATTGCAGGCAACTTTCCTGATGTGTTCACCACCACAGCAGCATCCAAGTTTTATGATTTGCCTCGCCTTAGCCGTTCTGGCTTGGCAGGTGGCGGCGGCGCTTTGGTTGGTTCACAGTTTGGTTTGACCGGATCAATTGTGGGTGGTTTGCTAGGTGGTGGTTTGGGTGAGTTTGGTGGCGCGTTGGCTGCCAAACGCATGGCGTCGCCTAAGTATCAAGCGGGTTTGAAACTGCAAGACTACCGCATCCCTACCAATCAGCTTGCGGCAGCCGCCGCGCCTATTCCACAAAGCCAAGCCGTGGTGCCGTTTGACCCGCGCAACGCGCTGGTGCAACCCAATGAGATTGTCGGCTACACCAAAGACGGTTCACCGATCACCGCCGCGCAAGCGTTCAGCCGCCCCAACTTCATAATGACCCGCCCAGGGCCTGAAGTCAGAACAGGCGTACAGACTACACAACCTCAGTTGCCCGCACCCAGCGCGCAAAGCACCATCAACGCGTTACGTGCTGAAGATGCTAGGCGCGCGGGTATGTCCCGCACCTTGGGCCAGCAAACTGAGGCTCAACAGGCGGCTGCTGAAGCTGCTGCCCGCAAGCCTGCGGGCGGTGAGGTTATTCTTGATATTGACCCCATCACAGGCCGTATGCGTGAGGCCAGCCAAGGTGTTAAGGGTGCAACACCTGAGACATTCCGAAATCTGTCGTCGCTTGATGAAGCGGCCAAAAAAGTCACCGCAGGCAAAATGTTTGATTTGACCGCAGCGGAAAAGGTTGCATGGGAAAAAGCAACCGTTGACATTAAAGATTTGGGCCCTGGCTACAACAAACTGGACGACAAAGCCATTGCTCAGAAGATGATGGATCGTGAGTGGGTTGCACAAGCATACGCCAAGGCTCGTCAAAAAGCCGCCATGTTTGATGAGATTGCCCAACGCGCGGCCAACGAGCAAACCAAGTTTGATGCTGGCGTCAAGCGCGATCAGATGCTCGACCTGCTGACAACACTGGAAGATAATCTACGCAACCCACGCCCAACGTCTTCTGGTGCTCAAGGCCCAAAAACGCGCGCGGCTAATCGCAATAAACTAGCGGGCAATGAAAACAAGAACGCTTTGAATGATGAACCTTTTAAAGTTGAAATTAAAGGCTTCAATCGTGAATAACAAACTTGAGGTAACCCAATGGCTGGCTTAACCCCCTCCCCCAAACAACAGATTTTCGGAACGGATGGCTTGCCTCTTGTCGGCGGCAAAATCTACACCTACGCAGCGGGTACTTCAACACCCATCGCTACGTACACAGACTACACCGCCAATACAGCCAACCCCAATCCAATCATCTTGGACTCGTATGGCCAAGCCAACATTTGGTTGATCAACACCACCAGCTACAAGTTTGTGGTCAGGGACGCTGACGACGTGTTGCTCTACACCGTAGACAACATCTCTATCCCCTTGGACTCTGGCTCTTTGGCGTCGCCCCCACCCATTGGCAACATCACGCCCAACACCGGCGCGTTCACCACGCTGTCGGCCACGGGTACGGTCACCTTCTCTGGCCAGGTCAACTTCACCAGCACGGGAGCCGCCAAGCTCAACGTAGGCACCACGCCTCAGCGCCCCACAGCGGTCACTGGCATGGTGCGCTACAACACCACCTTGGGCACCTTTGAAGGCTATGGCGCATCGGCTTGGGGCCCGCTGGGTGGCGGCGCATCAGGCGCAGGCGGCAACGCAATCTTTTATGAGAATGATCAAACGGTCACCGTGTCCTACAGCGTTAGTGCTGGCAAGAACGCCATGTCCACAGGCCCTATCACCATCGCTGGCGGCTTTGAAGGCAACGGCGTGATCTCAGGCACGATCTTGAGTGTGGACTCTGCAACCAGTGGCGCGCTGTATGTTGGTAGTGAGATTTCAGGCACCAATGTGACCGCAGGCACTACAATCAGCGCGTTTGCTTCTGGCACTGGCGGCATCGGCACTTATGTTGTCAGCCCATCGCAAACCGCAATCAGCGGCGCGATCACGACAACTGTCACAGTCACTGTCCCTTCTGGCTCACGCTGGGTCGTTTTGTAAAGGAAATATATGTCATCAGTAATTATTTCAGGAGACACCAGCGGGGCTATCACAGTATCAGCACCTGCTGTTGCTGGTACAAATACGCTGACGCTTCAAGCCGCCACTGCGACAAATGCTGTCAATAAATTGGAAACGGCGGTTGCGTCTACATCAGGTACTTCAATTGACTTTACTGCGTTGCCAAGTTGGATTAAGCGAATCACTGTGATGTTTCAAGGCGTGAGTTTGAGCGCCACAGCAAATGTAATAGTAAGACTTGGAACTTCAGGTGGATTTGTTTCTTCTGGATATGCAGCAGGGGTTGGAGTAATAACAAATGCAAACAATACAACCAGAGCAACTGCATATACAACATATTTCCCAGTTACATGGACGGGTAGTGCCGCATATCTCGTATATGGTAATTTAACAATTACTAATTTGACAGGAAATACATGGACAGCCACAGGAAATTTTTACCAAGATCAAGGCGGTGGTAATTTCCATGTTATCAATGTTTCTGGGGCTATTGCTTTATCTGGGCCGCTGGCAACATTGAGTATTCCAGCCCGATCTTTACCGGCACACCTATCGGCACACAGCGAGGCATTGTGCCGACTCAACAGTATTACAGACTGAATACTGCGGTTGTTGGTGGCAATGTCACTACAGCACAAAGCATCTTTGGTGTTGGTGTCACACTGTCAGCAAGCACTGTTTATGAATTTGAGACAATTTTTGTGTTGAGCAAATCAGCAGGAACGACATCTCACACAATTGGACTTGGATTTGGTGGAACTGCTACTGCTAACAACATAGGTTATTACGCTCAATTTGAAGTAATTGCTGGCTCAATACCGACTGCTGGTACTAGCGCATCTGCTGTTGCTTTTATGTTTTCCAACACACTTTCAAACAACACTCTAACCCCAGCATATGCAACTGCGACTTTTTACGGCATTTGTTTGGTAAAAGGCACAGTATCAGTCAACGCTGGCGGCACATTCATTCCGCAGTACACGCTATCAGCCGCGCCTGGTGGGGCTTACTCAACAGCCCTTGGCAGCTACATCCGCATTGCACCAGTTGGCGCATCCGGTTCTAACACTTCAGTAGGAGCATGGGCATGAGCACAGTAATTGATGGTTCAGCAAGCGTCACGATCAACTCAGGTGCGGTACTGGGGATTACCTCTGGCACTGCTGTTGCCAGCACATCAGGTGTAAGCGTTGACTTCAATAGCATCCCCTCATGGGTGAAGCGTTTGACGGTGATGTTTGACGCTGTTTCTTCAAACGGATCATCTTTACTTCAAGTGCAAATAGGAACTTCTGGCGGTATTCAGACAACAAGCTATGTTTCTATTGCACAAACAAGCGGCGCACAAAACGCTTCAACTACTGGTTTGCTTTTTTCGTATAGAGCAGCGGCAACTCAAACTGTTTATGGTTCAGCAACACTTTGTTTACTTAACTCAGCGACTGGATTGTGGGTTTGGAGTGGAGTAACGTCTTACAACACAACTGACTCAGGTTCTTTCCTTGCTGGAAGTAAAACACTTTCAGGAACTCTTGACCGAGTACGCATCACCACCGTCAACGGCACTGACACATTCGATGCTGGAACAATCAACATCATGTATGAAGGATAAAAAATGACACACAGAATCGTAGTAAATGTAGAGACAGGCGTGACCACAATCGTTGAGTACACACCTGAAGAACAAGCAATCCATGATGCGGCAGTAGCGGCACAGCAAGCTGAGGCACAGGCGGCAGCAGCAACGCCAGCGCCAACTGAGCCAGCGCCTACTGAGCCATGAGCGAAGTAGAAAAAGACTTTGCTGTGCATCAAGCTGTTTGCAGTGAGCGATATGCGGCCATTGAAAAAGCCTTCAGCGATGGCGACAAGCGCATGACACGTATTGAGTACTTGCTCTACATCGTGATTGGCGCGGTGTTGCTGGGCCCTGGCTTTGTCGGCACGATGCTCAACAAATTGATAGGCGGGTGAAATTGAACCTATCACACTGGCACTGGCTGCAATTGCTGGAATTAAGCAGGGCGTGGCTCTGTACAAGGATGCCAAAGCTGCGGGTACAGACCTCTACAAGATAACGAAAGAGATCTCTGGGTTCATTGGCCAATTCTTCGACTCGCACGAAGAAATAAAAAAAGAAGTCAAGCGCCAAGAACTTGACCCACCCAAAACCAAATCAATGAAAGCGCAGGCGCTTGAGAACGTGTTCCACCAGATTGAGTTGGAACGCCAGTCAGTTGAGTTGCGTGAGTTTTTGATCTACCACACAGACCCCGCGTTGGGTGCCGTCTGGTCTAGGTTTGAGGAAGAATACGCAAAACTGAACGAGGAAAACGAAAGGCAGATTGAACTTGACCGCCAATTGGAGATGCAACGTAAATGGCAACGCAGAAAAAGGCTCAACAATCTGCACGACAAGGCGCTAATAATCGGGGCAGTTCTGACAGTTACTATATACCTCCACCTCCTCCTATGGTCAATAAAGCAGATGACAACGGGCAAATAGTTTTTTTGATTTCACTGATTGCGGTGATGCTGATTTTGCCGCTGTTCTTGTACTTGATGGCGTCAATGTACTTTGATATGCTTCTTGTTCAAGAAGAAAACAAACGACAGGCAGCGATTATTCGCCGCCTTATCATTGAACTGGAGAACAAAAAATGATTCCCATCGTTGCATCGCTGCTTGGCACACTAGCCCAAAACGGCCTTGGCCTGCTTTCTAGCGCCATCCAGGCCAAGGGCAAAGAAGTGGTCGAGAACACCCTCGGCGTAAAGATCCCCGACGCACCCACGCCAGAAGACGTCAGCAAGCTGCGCGAGTTGCAGTACGCCCATGAGGAGCGCCTGCTGGAGCTTGGGATTGAGAAGGCTAAGATGGAGTTGGCCGAGCTTGACCTGTTGGCCAAGGCCGCGCAAAGCGACGCGGACAACGTGACCGACCGCTGGCAGGCAGACATGAGCAGTGATTCATGGTTGTCCAAAAACATTCGGCCCATGAGCTTGATTGCAATTTTTTGCGGTTACTTTTTGTTCGCCATGATGTCTGCCTTTGGTCATAACGCAAATGAATCCTACGTCCAATTGCTTGGGCAGTGGGGGATGTTAATCATGGGTGCCTACTTTGGTGGGCGCACAATTGAAAAACTTGCTGACATGAGGAAGAAATGAGCCTATCTAACGAACAAGCCGCATTCCTATTGGATGCCTGCAAATTGATTCAATACGCAACCGACCAAGGCTTCAAGGTCACTGGCGGTGAGTTGGCCAGAACGCCTGAACAACAAGCGATCTACTTCAAGACAGGCCGCTCCAAGACCATGAACAGCATCCACCTCAAACGCTGCGCCATTGATCTGAACTTCTTCAAAGACAACAAGATCATTTGGGACAAGGCCACGATTGAGCCGCTGGGCATCTACTGGGAGTCGTTGCACCCCAAGAACCGCTGGGGCGGCCATTTCAGTAATCTGGTGGACTGTCCACATTTTGAGCGTAACGTCTAATCAGCAAATAGATACAACAGCAAGACAACGCCGCCGACGCCGATGACGGCACCAATGAACAGCGCCAGTATGGTGGCAATCATTTGTTTTCTGCTTCAAGTTCGCGCAAGTCCATAGCCACGTCAGCCACGCCATGCCAATCACATCTGGCGATCATCACGTGTAGATATTGGATCAGGATTGCGCGTTGGGTTTCGTAGTCAGCGTAATTCATTTATTCAACTCCCTGTATGCCTTGATGGCGTCTTTTACTTCGTTTTGCAACTGCTGAATCAGATCGTGTTGCTCTTGCATCTTGGCGTAGGCTTCGGCAGCGAACTTGGCCAAGTTAGCCTGGCTCCACAATTCAAAGTTTGGCATTTCGTTGTCTCCTACTTTCGGTCAGCATTTGTTTCAGCCATTTTGAAGCGCCGAGCCGCTTCCATTCTTCATACTGCCACTGCGTAAGTTTTGCGCCTACGCACTTTTGACTCGTCGTCAATTCACTTTTAGGTCTTGGCATTTGTGCTCATCTCCGGCTGATTTGGTTAGAAAAATAAGGTAGCAGTTACTGCACCGCCATACAAGACCTTCTTGCATGACCGTCCTACCGCGCTTGCGTCGTTTGCCGAAGAATGTTCTGATCTTTTCAAGCACCGTTCTTCTCCTTGAGTTGCTGTTCAATGTACTCACGCAATTCGTCAATTTCTTCATGCAACCGTTGCTGAATCATTGAGTGGATAATCATTCCGCTTTGATGGTCAGGGTGTTCTTCGCAACGTTTATAAAAATCTTTTATGTCTTCGTATTTCATGTGTTCTCCTGTCATGGCGTATACCCATCCGTAATGATTTTGTTCTTGGCTTCTTCAATTGCCCCAATCAGCATCAGCCGGTCAGGAATCATTGAAG